ATCAGGCAATCCTTAATCGACTTGATCGGGCCTCAGGGAACAAAAGCCCGGGGCCAACATACGGCATAAAATCCCACTCGTGGGCGGCATTAGCTGTGGCCGTATACGCAGCACAACAAAAAGGAAAATAGAAAATGAAAATAACAAAAGGAAAACAAACACGCGCCCAGCGCGTCGTCATCTACGGAGTGGAGTCCGTAGGAAAAAGCACATTCGCAGCCAAGTTCCCGAAGCCGCTGTTCTTGGACATCGAGGGCGGCACGTCCCACCTGGATGTGGATCGTTGCGAGATCGGAACGTGGAAGCAACTCACGGACGCATTGGCGGAAGCCAAGGCGACCGATTACAAAACCGTAGTCATCGATTCGGCGGATTGGGCAGAACGTCTGTGCGTTGAAGACCTACTCGCCAGCACCAAGAAGACCAGCATCGAGGATTTCGGCTTCGGTAAGGGGTGGGTTATGGTAGCGGAAAGAATGAGCCGGTTCCTGTCATCAGTCGATCAGTTGATTGACGCCGGTAAGAACGTGGTGATGATCGCTCACAGCAAAATCGTGCGCTTCGAGGCTCCAGATGCGCTCGCAGCCTACGACCGCTACGAGTTGAAGTTGAGCAAACAATCGGCGCCACTATTAAAAGAGTTCGCCGACGAGCTTTGGTTCCTACGGTTTAAGACCAAGGTCTCGACTACTGACAGCGGCAAGGGAAAGGGTATCGGAGGTAAAGAGCGCATCTTGTTAACCACGCACTCGGCAGCTTACGACGCGAAGACGCGAAGCGGACTCGCGGAAGAACTCCCGCTTGAATGGGCATCGGTCGCGCATTTGTTTGAGACAACGGCGCAAGCCGTAGTCGCACCAACTGCAACACCACCCGAAAGCTGGGCAGGACGGCTCGCAGAGCATGAAGGCGCTGTTAACCAGTTCCTTATCGCTCGTGGCGTCCTGACAAGCGAGCAGACGTGGCGCGACTGCGCTCCAGAATACCTGCACCGCGTTGCGCTTCGCGTCGATCAGTTTGTTAACACGGCGGTCGAATGGAGGGCGTCAAACAAATGAACATAGTAGCTCAATCAATATCTGACGGGATTAAATTACCTAGCATGGCTAATGTCTCAGAATGTGCAGAGAGGAAACAGCTCTTAGGCCAACTCGTGGCCGGACTTCTTGCGAGCGGACATTATACAAATCCCGATGAAGGATTTGATACGCCAAGCTTAAGAAAATACGATGCAGGAGAATCTTGGAAAGAAGATGGATATCCAAGTAGGAGACATGCCCATGTCATTGATGATGCTGAATCCCTACTGAAGGCCATTGAGTATATAGTTAAGCAGGAGGACGTCAAATGATAGCGAAAGAAATATCACCATCCTCCCTTCCCAAACTCGCCGAATGCGCTCTCTTCGAGGGCGCAGGCGGCACGAGTGCGGCAGCGGAGCGCGGCACGGCGGTTGACGTTGCGATCCGCAACCTTATCTCGGCGCAGGATGACGTTGCAATAGTCGGCGAAGACGCCGGAGCTATTGCTTACGGAGTCGAGGAACTGACGCGCCTTGCAAAAGGATCGTTCATCGAGACTCGCGAGGAGTATCTCGCGATGGCAGTCCCTGGACTAAGCAAACTCGGAACGGCAGACGCAGTTTGCAAAGCCGAGAAGTGGGTCGCAGATATTAAAACGGGGCAGGTGCGGAATTACCGCGAGCAACTCGCGGCCTACGCATTGGCGTGTATGGAAGATAATTTCGACACGTCGTGGACTGCCCACGTCATCTATGTCGATCAAAAAATGATTCGCAGCTATGATTTTAGCTACGAGGAGGCCAAACAGATCACGCAACGCACAATCGACCGCGCAACAAGCGCGGAAGCCAAACCGACGCCTTCGGAATATTGTAGCTGGTGCAAACATTATAACAACTGCCACGCCATCGTCAGACAGGCTGAGAGTGCTATCGCGCTCATCCCAGACGTAACCGGCAATAGCATCGATGCGATCCGCCAACGCATCCTTGCAACAGCCGAGAGCATGGGAGCGTTTGCCAAGGAGTGGAAGCTCGCAGAAAAGGAGATCGCCGAACCGGTGCTCGGTCATCTCAAGACGAGACTCGAAAACGGAGACGAAGTGCCTGGATGGAAGCTCACCAGCATGAGCGGAAGGAAATTCGTGGAAACAGAAGCAATAGCCAAAGCAAGCCAAAACATCACCAAAGAGACATTAATACTCGCGATGGGCGGTAAGATGTCAGAAAAGAGTTATATCGAGTTTTGCGCCAACAACGGCGTGGAGCCAGATACAACGGCGATCAAGGCGGCATCACCGACAACACAACTTAGACAAACCAAGATCAAATAATTTCCTCGCTTAGACCCAAGGGGTCGGCAGGGGCAAAAGGGGGCAGCGCATCCTAAAAAACGCTGACCAACAAACAACAATAGAAAATACAAATATGCCAACATATAAAGCATCAGAACCAAAACAAGCAGCCGTCTACTACGTGGAGCCTGGAACCTATGAAGTCGAGATCATTAAGGCCGTAGAGAAAACAAGCCAAGCCGGAAACCCTACCATTAAACTCGACGTTGCCGTCATCCTTGAAGGCGGCGTAGAAGGGCCGAAAATGTGGGAGCACTTAACTTTTACGCCAAAGGCAGCGTGGAAGGTCGACCAAGTGCTGTCTAGCATCGGTCGGGCAGTCATCCCAGGCGAAGACGTCACGGTGGAAGCCGAAGACTTGATCGGTGAAAAAGGAGTTTGCGTCATCGGAGTTGAACCAGGGCAGACCAACCCAGAGCACCAATTCAACTGCGTTGAACGCTGGCTCTTCGGAGATGAGAAAGCAAAATGGCTCGGCAACCGGCGCAAGCCAGCGGCCAAAACCGACAAGCACATCGTCGCCAAAAGCAACGGATTCGTTGCTCAACCAAAGGACGAAACCGACGACATTCCGTTCTAATAAATGAACGGATCTCTCACTCTCCGGTTGGTCATTTGCATGAACGATTGCCCGATAGGGTTGCGCCTAGAAAGGGGCGACCCACTCCCAGTATATCAGCATACATACGATGACACGCCGGAGGGGAGAGCATTGGCAGAACAACACCTAGAAAGAATAGAAGACTATGTTCGACGGCATAACAAAGATGTTAAATCTCGCAAGACTAGTTAAAGAACAGATGGCTGATCTTGAATTACTGGTAGACTTATTAAACAAACGGATCGAATACTTAGATAACGAAAACGATGAACTGCGAAAAGACAACCGACGACTCCGCCAATTCCTATCCGGCCAAGATGAATAAACAAGAATGGCGTGGCTATCCGCTCAGGTGTTGGCCGAACCATCAAGACGATTGCTACCGGTGGGACTGGGAAATCCTAATCGACGGCACTTGGCTTGAGGTTGTTACTCAGTCAACGAGATGGATGGAGGACGAGGCCGAGGAGGTCTTGCAGCGTTATTTGACAAACAGAGTCAAGTAAATATATTTAAACCTAGGCCGTGAAAAAGCCTTTCAATTCATGCAACACAAACACCAACAAAATCCATTTTCCCTTCGTGCGCGTCGTAGCCTTTGCATGGGCCAATTTTTCATCCGACAAGCACGAAGGGATTTTTTTACATTATGCAAACGGAACTTCCCGATCATGCTCTCGAAGAGTATGTCATTCGGGCCTTCAATTCATCGCGGAGACGCGGCGCAATCGATAGGCTCGACGTAGCTCAACAATTATTGCCTTACGGCGCCCACCCTGCTTATTGGCAGGCAGCAAAGAAGATTGCCGACCATGTGCTTGATCACATGGCGATGCAATCCAAACTTCATAAAGACGACCAAGGCTGGTGGTATTTAGTCGGAGGCATTCGATGAATATCGAAGAAGCCCGGCAACGCTTGCCATTGCCAGAACTCATGGCGAAACTAGGTTTGGGAGACTATGCCAAATCAAAATCCAAATCACCATTCCGAGATGAAAAGACGCCATCATTTGGCATCTACAACTTAGACGGTCGGTGGAGATGGAAAGACCACGGCACAGGCGAAGGTGGAGACGAGATCGATTTCCTAGCCAAGCTCGAAAACAAGAGCAACCATGATGCCATGCTGGTTTATTCTGAACTTGCAGGAATGCCGATCCACGAGAAGCGACCAGAACCCGCACGGTTCAAGATAAAGACGAGCACTCCGACAGCATCCGACTGGAGCAAATACAAAACAACGGCAACGGATGAGTTCTTGCAGAAGCTCGCAGATGAAAGAGGTCTGAGCTTCAACATAATGAAGATCGCTCGCGACAATGACATCCTTGGCGCATCTGGAGATCAACCGGCATTCAAATCCGGTGATGGTGCTCACGTCAAATGTGCTGGAGGAGCGTGGAGATTTGAGCCTAAAGGAACACCGAATGTGCCGCTGGTATTTGGAGATCAAAACTCAAAGAATGTCTATTTCTTTGAGTCTCAATGGGACTTACTGGCCATTGCCGACATGATCGGAGAAAGCTGGAATACCGTATTGTGGGTAGCATCGAGGGGCGCAAGCAATGGGAAATGCAT